TAAGATATCATCTGGTACAACTCTATCTCGCGTTTTATTCGCTTCAACAGCTGCATGATAGTTTTTAAGTACCCAAATAAGGTGAACGTTTTTAGAATTATACCCAGCTTCGATTAATGGTTTGATTACATCTGTGATTGATGATACTTTTTTAGCAGTAATATCAAACAATAAGTTAGGTAAAGTTTCTTTGTTATTCTTACCACTTAACATTGATACTAACCATTTATCTTTTAACCCCATAGAATCTACAATATAATGTAATGATGCTACATTGTTAGGGCTCTTCAAATCAGATGCAATATCAGAGATACTCATACCCTTACCAAGTACAAATTCTTCAATATGAGCTTTAGGTGATAACCCACCGCCTTTACCCGGTTTATCTGATAATGTCTTACCATACTTCTTATACCACTTATCAACTGAGAATTTACCTAATTGGTCTAACTTCCCAACTGCTTTCTTCATCTCATCAACATCTCTTACTTTGAATCCTGCTGAATCTATAAAGTTATCTATTGCGAATCCCTTACCACTACCAGCACCACCTGCCATAAACACTATCTGTCCGTAAGGTGCTCTGTTAGAGAATGTGATTAGTTTTTCATCTATTTGTTCTTCGTTTACTGATTCTTTTAATGAAGATTTTTTGTTAATGATATTTTTTATATCATTGAATGTTTTAAATGGAAAATATCCTTTATTTGGTATAAACACTCTTGAAGTTGAATACTCTATTTTAATTTCTTGTAAATCGTAATTGTACTTATCTTCAATATTATACTTTACACTAAAAGTACTCACATTATCTCCATATCTATTTGGAAATTCTGGAAATTCTTTTACTTCTCCTACTCCTTTTTTTGTTTTAAGGAATTTAAGAACAGCATCATGTATTTTTTTTAATGAGTTTACATCAGGTGATTCATTTACTGATTCAGTAATTACTCCATTCTTTACATTATAGTATGTAGGTATCTTATCCCAATCCTTACCATTAGTTTTAACACCAGTATAAGTTTGGTTACCATCTTGCTTCCAAGCACCACCACCATCTTTGAATTTTATCATCGTTGGTGTATCTTCATACCAAGTCCACTCACCATCAGATGCTTGAGCTACATACTTAGCCCACGATGGGATTTTTTTAAAGTTTGGTAATTTCTTTTTAGCTTCGTTAACTGATTCGTTTTTTACATCTGAATATAACCCTTTGACCCATTCGATAGATTCTTTATTTGGTTTAACCTGCTTACCATACTGTTTGAAGAATTTTTTAATAAATTCATCTTCTGTTGATGATGATTTGATTGTAAGGTGTATATCACTCATTATACCTTCTTTAAGTCCTTCAGGAACACAATTAGGAACTTGCTTACCACCTTTGGTTTTCATACCAACTTGTTTGTAGTTATCCCAACAAACCTCATTGATTACCGATTCTATTGTTTCATTGAACTTGTTAGTGTGTTCTGATATAAATCTAAGTTTAGTCTTATCACCTTTATATTTCTTAGTTAAGGCAGATAAGTAATTTCTGAATAATTTAAAGTTTTGTAGTATATCACCTCTAGTTGGTGTAATTGCAGCATCACTTCCATTGTCTCCACGAACTGCCTTCATACCATCTAAAAACTTACTATCTAATACTTTAAGATAATCAACAAATGTCATATCTTTGGCTTCACCCAATTGTGATTTTATCTCTGATTGTATATATTCTTTTAAATTCATTTTTTATCTCCGTATGGGAATAATTTATTTAGTTTTGCTTGACGCTTAGAACACCCACAATCTGATTTACCAATTGATTGAGCTACCTTTTCCGCTAAGATATCCAATTTCATTGCTGATGTTATTTTTTTAACATCGTCCCCTAGCCCCTTTGACTTACTCATAATACTATCCTTCAATTCTTAAATGTAAACCTTCTTTTACCATATTCCTATATACTTCTTTAATCAAATCCTCGTCATCAGAATCTTTTACTTCACATTGACCACTATTGTGAACAATACTTGCTATTGATGCTGATTGTAAATACGGATAATTTAAATACTGTTGTACAATTCGTATAACATTATCAAATGAGTTTACATCATCATTTAAAATATACAATTTCATATATAAATATGTTTAAAGTTTGTATTTCGTTTTAAATTTTGTTATAACGTTAACCAATGAATCTAAATCACAAACATCGGCTTCCATCGCATTATCATTGTCATCCATTACATACACTATCCACCCATCAATTGATTTCACTTCCGGTGATAGCATTTTTACTAATATTTTCATTTCTATTCTCCAAACGTTTTAGCATGATAACAAGTTTAGCACATTTTTCGTAATGTTCGATGTCAGTAAAATATTCCAATAATAGGTTTATAAACTTTACCTTCATCTCATCTCCAAACTCGTCAGTCCATTTGAAATCTGTTTTTGTTAAGATTTCATATGCATTTATCATTACTTTCTTTTCGTAATTCATTTGATAATAAATATAGAATTAATATTAGTGAATTAGTTTATTTACATATTTCTGAACTTCTTCATCTACACTTTCACGAACTAACATGGTTTTGATTCTTACATTTGGGTATTTTGATTTGAGTCGGTCTACTGCATCTATGTTCTTCTTAGAATCATCGGCAAAAGCTATGTCGGTATACCCCTTCTTAATATGCTTTTCAATCCAATCTGCTTTATCCTTTGGGTTGTTACTTCCTAATGCTACAACGTAAACATCCATTCCATACTCATCTTTGAAGAATTTACGGACTGGAAATGCTAACTTCCTTGCAGTTAGAATCGTAACCTTTTTACTTGGGTTATCTAACATTCTCTGAAGTAGTTTAAAGTTCTTTTTGATTACCTTTGGATTGTTTAGTTTTCTATTGAAATCTTTGAAATCAAATTCATCACCAGGTTTTTCATTATAAGTAGCGTAATCAGCAGGGTCTAACTTAGTTGTACTACCATCTTTATGGTTTACATAGATAAAGGATACAGTTGTAGCAAGAGTATCATCGAAATCAAAAACACGAAGAACTTTACCTTCGTTTAATATTTGAATTTCTTCTTTAAATACCTCTGATATAAATTTACTCTTATCCATATTATTTTAATTTAGGGATTCCACCAATTTTAGGGATTCTCTTTTTCCATGTAGTATAAATCTCAGTTCTCTTCTTAGTCGTAATTACACCATCATCTACCAAAGAATCTAAATAATCATCAACCACTTTCTGATACGGTTTCTTCATTGTTTTAGCCTTTGAGTATAACCCATGTATGTTAGCATCTACCTCTTTTGGTAATAAGAAGTATTTGTAGTATAATTTAGGGTTGTCTTGTATTTTACGTCTCATAGCATCATCACCCCTCATTCTTTTACCGGGTTTTTCTGAGGCAGAATCTTTACCATGTGTTAGGTGTTCTATTTCATGTCTTACCAAATCTCTGAGTACTGGTTGTATCTTTGAGAAAATACTTCCATTTATATCATTCGGGTGGATACCGATATTCACTTCCAATGTTGGGTAATCTTCATCAGCTTCGGCAAACCCATCAATAAAGAACTTACCTTGTTCAACTCCATCTTCTGTTACTGCTAATTTAAGTTCTACCTCAACATCAACACCACTTATATTATCTGAGTAATCACCAACTTGTAATTTACGAGTTTCCTTTGCAAATAAATCCTGCATTGTACCCATAGGGTCTTTACGAACCTCATACCCTTTAAACTTCTTTGGTTTAGATTCAGTACCACTACCTTTGATAGCACTCTTTAGAGTTTTGAATACATCTTTGTTTATCTGACCCGTCAGTTTATCGTACATACCTTCTACTATTATATCTTTTAGTTTCATTACAAATATACGAATTTTTTATTAAATATCCAACTTTTTATCAGTTGTTTTGAAGTCTTTTTTTCTCATCACAGTCTTAGCGATTACTTTGTTCGACATTTTCATAAACGGAATGTTTATGTTTGTTCTATCATCTACTGCAACTACTGAATTGTAGGTATCTAAGAAATCTAAGAAATCTTTCTTCTTCTTAGATAATCGTTTGAAAAACCCAATCAACTCTGCAGATGATATCTCTTTATCGTTACGAGGGTCATTTAATCGGTCAAAGAAATGTTTATCTGTAAGTACTACATCCATTGGATTAAGTTTCTTATCTGCGAATGTATCAATCTTTTGTAAATCACCCATTGGAATTTCGTTGATTGCATCTTCCACCACATCATAACCACTACCATATGGTGCTGATTTACCATTGTGATTAGGTGCTACATTTTCTTTTAGTGTTTTTTTCCAATCCTCTAATCCAACTAAATCAATCTTTTGTGATTGTGCATCATAGCCACAGTTATGACAAAAGTATGGTCTATCATCACTATGTATAATATCCCAACTATGAGTACAATTAGAACATTGAATTGATGCACCTGTGCTTTCATTCATTAATCTGAATTTCATTAATGGTTTGTTGTTGATTGTAATATCACCTTTTTCGTTCTTACCGATTGATTTAACAACGATTCTTTTATTTTTGAACTTACCACCCAATACAGTATCACCTACGTTAATTGGTATCGTAATGTCTTCATTTGCTTTTTTAGTATTGTTAGCCTTCATCGTCTTTACTCTAATCGCTTCAGCTTGTTTTAATTTAGGAAGTATTTTTCTAGCTACTTTTTGTATTTTTCCTGAACTCTTAGCTAACTTCTCAGAAAACTTTATCTTATCATTCATACTCATATCAGCCGGAGATTTCTTCATCATCTTCTGCATCAATATTGTTTTTGCTTTTCTCTCAGCCGCTTTTAGTAAATCTGAATTAGACCGCTTCTTCTTCATCTTTCTGATACGTTTCTTTAATCCTCGTTTGAGTCTGGATTTAGATGTACGAGCCATCTTCATTCTAGCTGCCTTTCCCATAACTTCATTTAATGAACTTGCAATATCATTATAAAGTTCAATTGCTTCATCTCTTTTTAAGTGTAATGTGAATGTAGGAACTTTTACATCTTTACCAAATTTGTAAATTGCAGCACCCCATCTGTGATGTCCATCCACTATGTAGTTATCCTTAGATATGATTAACGGTTTCATATCAGTAGGTTTGTTGTATTTTTTTGAGATACCAATAACCTTAGATTTAATGAGTTCTTTCTGAGAAGCTTTTAGACTTCCTGCCATACTCATTCCTTTAGTTACTTTTACTTTAGATTTTGCCATACTAAGAGCTTTACTCAGTTTTTGAGTATTCACTTGTGGCATATCTTTTCTGTTATAGACTGGCATTATTTACTCTTCTTTAATCTACTTTTTTCAGCTCTACCTCTATTCTTAGATTCTGATTCGAATCCAACAATCTTTCCACCCTTATGACTGGCATCCTTGCCATCTCCGTTACCGTATGTGCCCTTATCTCTATTGTACTTATTCAGTTCTGCTCTATACTTCTTTGCTTTTTCAGATTTTCCGTACTTTGCATACTCTTTTTTGTAATCTCTTTTAGCTTCCTCTGTTACTGATTCGTATTTAATCATATCAGGATTAAACTTTTCAAAATTCTTCTTGGCCCATTTTACTGCATCTTCATAAGACTTAAATTTAATCCTATCTTGCTTAAATCCCTTTTTCTTATTTAGATAATCAATGTAAACTTTTTCTTCTGTAACAGGCTTTGCATCGTTGAATGCTTGGTCTAATTGTTCATCTTCTTTTAACCCATCATTACCATCTAGGTAACTATAAACTGATTTTAGATAATCATCTGCCAGAGTAATTTTTGCAAACACCCAACCATCAACATCCTCAATATTCTGTTCTTTCATCTTTTTATAGATTCCTTTAGAATATTTCATCGCTCTTTCGAGTGATGCGTATGTCATCGAGGTCTGCGAATCATCAACTTCTTCAAGGGATTCTGTGACCCTTGCTATCTCTTCGCTTATTATTTTTCTAATCTCAACTTTAGTACTTTCAGTAATATTCGTATTACCATACTTCTTTTCAAGAAGATTTACTAATTTTTCTAATCGTTCCATTAATAACCCTTTTGATTAAAATTAGCTACTTGAACTAATTTGTTTCTTCTAAGTTGTTCTAATTTGAATTGTCGCAATCCTTCATTCATATTAGAATTATACAATTCTTTGTTTTTTGGAACGTTAATCCAATCTTTCCAACTATATTCTCTTAATACATTCATATACTAATAAATATGTAATTATTTTTTATCACCACCATTTGCGTGTTTAACACCCATAATAGTACCAATAATACTGAATGAATTTGTTAATAGAATACCGAATAGGTTTGACCAAGTTGATTCTATGATTTTAGAATCATGTCCTAATAATAACACAAACACATATAATGCAGTTGTAACAAATCCAACACCCATAATAACCCATAGAGCAACTCTTACGATGTTACCCATCAATTCGGTTTGTGTTTTCTTTTGTAGTAGGGAAAGGTCGGTTTCTGCAACGTCTTTTGCGTGTTCTGCTTCAGACTTTAATTTATGGGCTTCTTCTTTTGATTGTTCTGCAAGTTGTAATGCAACTTCCAATTCTTCTTTTGCCTTTTCGGCTTCTTCTTTTGATTTTTTTGATTGTTCTGCAGAATTTATGGCTTCGTTAAGAGCTTTTTCTAATTGTCTATTTACTCTTTTGTTTTCTTTTTGAGCCCTCTCTAATTCAGAATTTTGTTTTTGAACTTGTTTTGTAACTTCTAATCTTTTTCTACGAGAAGTTGAATCTTTTTCTTTACATAACTTTAAATATTCTTCAAACTCTTCATCACCTTCTTCTGGCTCAATGAGTTTTAGAAAGTTACCCTCAACATAAACTCTCTTATGTTTGGCAATTTCTAATAGAATATCCCTCGTAGATTTTTGTATTTTCATCTTTCTTCATTACTTATACACTTTGAAAGGTGCTGTTCTATTTTTATAACCTTCATAATCAGCTTTAAATTCTTCTAATCGAGGTTCTATATCATCTGATTTAATAATCCAAAATTGAGCTCCAACTGCTCTAGCCTTTTCGATTTCTTCTTCATCCTGAGAAGATGAGATGATTCCGATAACTACTCCATTACCATAATCATAATTTATTTTTCTGATTAGTTCAATACCATCAAAAGAAGAACCAATTATATTTAAATCAACAAATACACACTCTGGTCTTTCATCTATAGGCCCATCTGTAAACCATTTCTTAAAAAGTTTATCTGCTTCATCAGAAGAATCCAATGCTTCTAATGCAAGAGCAATATCTAATAGAGAACACGCATCCTCAAACACAAGATGAAACAAATTCTCATCATCTACTAACATTAACGAATCAATCATATCTTTATTCTCATTTTAGTTCCACTTTCAATTTCAACTGTGTCTGGGTCATCTTCTATTTCTTCAATTGAAAGTTCAAAGCCATGCTCTTTTAGTATAGCTTTACAAATATTTAACCCAAGACCCGTTCCTTTCTCTTTTTGACCTTCTTTACGAACATATGGTTTAGATAACTCATCAAATTCACTCTGAGTCATACCTCTACCATTATCTTCGATAACAATGAAGCTCCCTTTATTATAATTACCTTTAAAATATATTTTAACCCATTTTGTTGGTGAATCATTATATTTTAGTCCATTTCTAATTAAGTTATCAATTGCAGTACAAAAAAGTGGTTCGTTTACTTCTAATGTAGCAGGTAAATTATCATCTAATAATACCTGATTTTTATATGCAGTAAGTGATAGATATTCATTTAAGATTTGTTTAATGTTATTTGGTGTTTTCGACATCTGAGCATTTTCTTTTACTAAATTAGTAAATTCATATACTCCACTATATACTTTTTGAGCATGTTTAACACCATCTCCTAACAATTGTAGTGGTGCTCTTAGTTTTTTCTTTTGTTCATCATCCAACCTTCTTTGAAGTGAATTTAATCCTCTTGGAATGTAAGTATTGATACCACTATGCATATCATGTCTAATGATTTTTGCAGCGTGTTCTAAGTATATGTTCTTCTTACTTAAATCATCTTTAATTTGTTGTTTGTTCTGAATAAACTCACTTACCACTTTAAGGAATGGTGGCATGAAGAATACAACACAACCCCAGCCAAACTTAGCAAGAAATAAGGTTGGTTCACATAATCCAAATACAATACAGGTTTGTACTGCAAAGAAGGTCATCATAATTAGACCTGCAACTATTAAGGAGATTTTGGAATTTATAGATATTCCATCAAGAGCGTTCATTTACAGCTCCGTTTTCTTAAACCCACATTTCTCAAAAAAGTATTTTGAAGGACAGAATCCTGTCCAAAGGCCGATTTGTAACATCAAACAAACAAATATTACAACTTCCCAAGATTGAAGTAGATACCCTACTATCAATACCATTGACATTAGAAAGTAAACCATTCTGGTTGATGTTATATATTGTAGTAACGTTTTCATTTTCTATCTCCTTTATGTTGGTCAATCTTATCAAGAATCTTATTAAGTAACTCTGTTTTGATGAAACCACTCATTGAGGCGTTTTTAAGAGCTGAGATAAGTTGGAAAACAATAAAAGGCATCAAAATGGTTTCTGATAACCAAGATGTGCCTTTAAATCCTAATTCTACTGAAAGAATTACTGTTAATATTAATACCCAAGCAAATAGTGTTTTTAATACTTTAACTGCTTTGTATGTTTTGAATCCTTCTCTTTTAATTCCAGCAATAAGACCAAAGAATCCATCTAATAGAACAACTGCAACTAATGCAAGATATTGTTCGGTGTTATCTGCGGTTAAATTCATAAAATATGAACCCATAAATGCGCATACTGTACTAATTGACATAATAACCTGTGTCCAGGTTGATTTTAATAATTCCATTTTATAACCCATATTGAATTAATTCTATGAATGCTACTTTTATTCGTATCCATAATCGTTGAGTCCATCGAAGGTCTTTGAACTCTTTTGTTATAAATATATCAGATATTTCTTTCATTATGAAATATCTTTACTTTCAATCAATGTATAAGTAAATGAGTTTCCGTAAAGTTTTGCAGCCTTATTTACTAACTCCATAAACAATTTGAAATCTGCATTTGCTGCAATTACTTGACAACCTGCTGACCATTTATCGATTTGGGTTGATTTACCACCCTCTCTTGAAGTAGCTCTATGAATATTGATTCCGTATATACCTTCGTGAATATTTTCTTCTAAGAAGTCATATACACCATCTTTGTTTTTATCTCTATAAACTTTTAATGGTTTATGTTGTCTAAGAGCTTCATACTTACCTTGATGTAATCCAATCTTATGTGAACCTCTGTATTGTCCAGGTACTAAGATTGCTACACCATCCTTATTCAATAAGTTTCTTTCCCAATGTGAGCCGGGGTCTGTTGTTGCATCAAAACAATGAAACATCATTTCACCATTAATACTATATGAGAGTGTAACCCAATCATCAAATTTATTGGTAACCTTGCCTTCAGTATATGAATTTCTGATACCTACTATGTTTAAGTTGTAATCACCACCTTCAAACCATCGGTATTCTTTTGATTCAACTGCTTTTTGTAATTGTTCTCTTGTAAAACCCATAATTTATATCCTTTATTGTTGTTTGGATATAAATATGTGTTAATCTAAGTTAACCGATGAAAGTGGAACAATCCATTCTCTATCAAATGGGTCTGCAACCTTAACTTCTTGCTTTTCTTCGTTTACTGATATAACTATCACCCTCTCCCCTACGGGTAGACACCCATTGTGGTTGGTGAAAGTCTCCATCATTCTCGTTTTCTTTAAATTTTCCATTTTTAGCTTTTTGTTTAGTGTCACGCATCGATTTGAAATACTCTGCATCATCATCATAATCATCATCAAAATCATCAAAATTGATTCTGTTTAGTGGTATTTTACCCATAACTAATTTCTAATAATATTAAGCTTAGATGTTATATTCAAAAAATCCTCAATTGAGTATTCTTTAGATTTCTCATCTTTGATTTGTACGGTTTCTAATGTGTCTGGATACTTTTCGATTAAACGAACTAATATTTCGAACCCCTGGTCTGCCCAAAAGTTTTTGAAAGAGCGTTCACCCAATATATTTGTGGAATAGTCTTCATTCCCATCGTCATCTGGCATTATAATATAGTATCTCATTGTGTATAATTATACTACTTTCTATAAATTAGTTGATGTTCATATGTTTTTACCCTATTAACGTTTACTCTGAATATATCAAATTCAAACTCACCAACCTCAATTTCAGATGACTCAAGTATGGTAGATAATTCGGTTATTAATTTATAAGAATACTCTGTTAATTTATTTCCATCAAAGTGTATTTCTATGTCAGAATTGGTATTTACGTTGATTCTACTCCTTAAATCAAAGTCAGTATCTACCTGCTCTTTTTCTATATATTTATTGATAATATCATCATCTAAATCCATTTTGATTTTATCGCACCAAGGTTCTAATATTTCTAATAATTTACCATTACCATTTTCAACATTAAATTCAACATCATACTTTGGTGGTACGATTGGCTTCATCAAAGAATCATGTTTACAATAATGTCCCCATTTTCTAAGGAAATTACGAGTTGAGCGATTGTTCTGAGTTAACCACTCATCTGTCTCTCTATTCTTCATAAAAACCTCACCATTTGGGTTTCTCTTAGCACCATCTGCAAATCTACTACCTCTACAAGTCATATGATATACAAACCCATCCCAAGTCTGAACGAACTTATATCCATTCAAATGAAATCTATTGAAGATATCAGTATCCTCTTTTGATTGTGGAGCAAATAACGGGTCATGCCCATTGATTGATGTGAAATCTTCTTTAAATAAGAACCAGGGTGCAAAGATACCTTCGGTTGTTCTACCCTGCTTCAATGATGGAATCTGATTTAGGAGTTCATCTTCTAACTTTACAAACTCTTCTGGTTCTATACCGAAATCCATAAGAATCTTCTCAGGCCCATCTGGATGTAGTGGTGGTTCTATTCTAGTAAGTGATACAACGTGCTTTGGTTTGATGTGTTCTAATACAGATTCTAATGCACCAGGACAAAGATACATATCAGCGTGATATATTCCTACAATTGGTGTATCTGCTATCTCTACCAACTCATCATATAAAATTGTATGTCCTAATCGTTTAGGCCCTTCGTTTCTAATTGCTTTGAAGTTTGGGTCTTTTACCATCATATCCTCACACCACTCCCAAGTTCCATCGTTACTGAAATCATCAGCAACACATATGGTTGGTTCTGGCCCACCATTCTTTCTGATTGAATCGTATGACCACTTCAAGTAGCGTAAATTGTTTCTTGAGGGTTGTATAAACGAAATATCTTTTTTACTTATCATAATTTAAAGTTTTTCTTAAATACAGCCTCAGTATAATGCTTATTATATAATTCTTTTGTTAATATACGATTTTCTTCGTAGAAATCCAAATCATTCCATAGTTTATTTACTAATTTTCTTGCAGTTTCTAAATCACCATTCTCTACTGATAGATTTGGGTGAAGGATTCTTTGAGTATCTAACTCCTCATACCCAATACAAGGAATCCCTAAGTAACTACAGTTTAGAGCGAATGTACCGGCTGCATGGGTTCTCATCATATGAATACCTAACTTCCTCTTATTCAACTCTTTAATCCACTCATTCCATTGTAGGTAAGGTAATTGTGTAATTCCTAATTCAGATTCACCTAACTGCTTCCTACCCATTTGTGGTGAGTATATTTCATCTGTAACTGAATTAGCTAACATAAATGAATCGAATCCACCATACCAACTTACCATATTACCACCAATCATAATACCACTTCTATCTTCCGTTGGTAACTCACCAACTGCATCTGATATCATTAGTGATTGTAATACTCTTACATCTGAATGATTTGTTAAACCTTTATAATATTTTCTATCTTGTTCGTTATGAGTAAATATTATATCAGAATCTACTAAGTTGTTATAGTAATGTATCTGTTTTTGTAAGTCATAATCTTGAAATAACCAAAATGGGCCCTCTTGCATTACACCTACTTTATCACACATTGTTTTTATATGTGTTAGATTTACAGATGTTGGATTATTCTTAGGAGTTATTACAATACCTAAATCAAATCTCTCATTGACTGTATCATTCATATTAAGATGTGTTGCTCCCATCGCAACCATCCATGCAAATTCCGTTCGCATATTAGGGTGAGTTCTATCAATCTTACCATTGAACTGCATTTCTGTAAAGAATGCTACTTTCATATTATATAATTTTTGTTAATTCTAAATTCTTCAACTACATACATATTCTTTTTAGAACATTGGAAATTGGAATGAAATGTATCTAACGTTTCTCTTTTAAAGTATCTATGATGTAATTGTGATTTAAACTGCTTTAACATTTCAACTTTTGAGGAATACTGCTGTTTAATATCCACTATTAGATTGGGAATCCACTCATCTAGTGTCGATGGTGATTTATATTCTATTAAAGATACCGGAGATTCTCTATTTGGCCAAATCCCTCTAGTCAAAGCAGGCCCTAATCTGTAAACTAGCTGATGTTCAAAATGACTATCAATGTTTGATGGTGTAAATATACAATCGTAAACATTTTCTTTCAGAAACCTAGTTTCTATATGATTAACCCACTCTTCCTCTATGCGGTCTCTTAGAAAGTTGTTATCACAGAAATGAAGGTTTACGTTTTTTGGAAGTCCCCAATGACTCCACACATTTACAACCTCGTCTAATCTAGATACATTAGTTGTAGTATCACAATCACCACCATTTGATAAACATACTATATCAAATATAGTATCAGTGCATTTAAGTATCGTACCCAACATACTGTATTCTATATCATCTGGATGTGGTGATAAACACAGTACTCTATTAAAATTTAATAACTTCATAACTTTTTTAATTTGGAAATATCCATACTAACATCCGATGGTTTATGTTCCGGTCTAAGAGAGTTAGCAACATTTAAATTTGTTTTCTTAGCCAAATCGTACATAGATGTGGTATCACCACCTACATTATAAATACCAGTTTTTTCCTTATTAATTAAATCTACTATTATTTTACATATATTATCTACATAATCAAAATTACCAACCATATCACCATACGCAATAGGATTGGAATATGGTGTAGTTTTGTGGCCACATCTAATTGTTAGATAATCAGCTGATTTTAACTCCACATACCCATCGGCAAGTAATTTAGTATAACTATACCAATTGTTACCATGTACAGGCACATCGGTCTCTGATGTATTTGGTAATGAGTTTGTGTATATATAATCAGTTGATATATGCACTAATTTAATTTTAAACTTATTGCAGAAATCAACTAACCTAACTACTGATGCATAATTTACATCCCAATGAGATTTCTTATCATCTGAGTATGTGTCTGTATTTGCTATACAATTAATTATTGTAGATGGTTTTGAGTAACCAATTCTACCTTCATGTGGTAAATCAATATAATCTATAAATTCTTTTTCAAAATCTGCGGTTGTGATATCGAATCCATCTTTTTTACATTTGTACTTCCATCCCGTTTGGGTTGACATTTCTTTTCCTAAAAGACCTTGCCCTAATATTAAATTACCCATTTTCTTTAAAGTATTGATTTACCCAATAGATTACATAATCGATATCTTCTTCTGTCATCGCTGGATGAACCGGTAGTGATATCAATCTCTCCCATTCTTTTTCGGCGTTTGGCCATTCTCTATCTTTGTGAGTTAGATGTTTCTGAATTATTTCATATTTGTGTAGAGGTTTGAAGTGTACAGATGTATGTACCTTCTTATTTGCAAGATAATCAATCAACTCACCTCTATGTTCGGAAGGTACTTTTGCACAATAGTATTGAACTGTTTCAGTATGTGGGGGTCTTTCAACGTGTTCACATAACCCTTCGTTATATCTTTTTTGAACATACCTTCTCCAATCTAATATTTGTGGTAACTTTTTAAGTTGTTCCAAACAGATTGCTGCATTTATATCAATCATATAACATTTGTATCCAATCTTATCTACTTCGTAATCCCAAGTGTAACCTGGTTTACCAGTAACAGTATCTTCTTTTGCTACCCTATCGTATGTAGATGAAACCCCAAACCAAGTCATTTCTTTTAATTTGTGATATAATTCTTCATCATCTAAGGTAATCATTCCACCATCCCCACAAGGCATTGTCTTAACTGCTTGGAATGACCAGATTGCAATATCACCTTTAAGTCCTGCTCCTTCAGTATAACAACTATGTGCACAATCTTCAATAATCAAACCATCATAAAATTCTCTAATCTCATCAATGGGAGCGGGTACACCAGCTTGATTTACGACAATGATTGCTTTTGTATTTGGAGTGATACTTCTTCGTACATCCTCCACATCGATATTCATTGTGTATGGGTCTACATCAACTACATTTGTAGTAATGTTTTCTTGCCATAGTGGAATCATTGCAGTTGCCATAAATGAGATTGTGGGATTAATCACATCACCATCTTTAATATCTAATGCTTTCATAACCAAATCTTGCCCATGTGAGTTGGATGTTACTGCTATTGCGTATTTTGCTCCAACCAATTCCGCAAACTTCTGTTCGAACTCAGCAACTTTAGGGCCCTTACCCCACCAACCACTTTCGATGACTTCAGTTAACGCTTCTATTTCTTCTTTACCACCATGTGGTCTTAGTACGGGTAACATTGTTTCTCTTATTTTCATAGTTGTTAATTTTTTAATAAATTTATCGACATCTGAACTTATTTCTCTTATTGTAGATTCACTTAACTTTTCGTTTCTTTTAATTATATCCCCCAATGGAACTCCTTCGTTCTTAGCTACACGCCTATCTTCTCTAGTTCTCTTTATTCTAGAACCAGCCCAATGGTGATATATTAAATCACCATAAATACCAAAGTAAAGTAAATGAAGATTGATGGTATTTGTTCTTTCTAAGACCCCCCACTTACCAATATGATTCTTTAGCCAAGTATTAACGCCACCCCACCAATTACCACCTGCGTCTGCGGCTCGTGTACACATAGCGTGCATTAATCCAGAATCGGTTAATAAATATTCACCTTTAAATGCGTAAAATACTGGATGAGCAGTATTGTGATTTAAATCATGTTCATGTCTCGGTTCTTTTAAAGCTATAAACTTTTCTCTATCAACTCTGTCTAAAAAAGAACTATCAATGTCATTTATAAAAAATGCATCTGAATCTAATTTTATTACTATATCATTGGGTTCTAAATTTTTCTTTATTTTGGGTAATGCTAATTTATTACCATCTATATTATGGAACTTTTGTCTAGAGTCTGATATTAAAATATCAAAGTCATTTTTATAATTTTTAATATTTTCAGGCATATTCACATGAACCATATAGGTTTTATATGGCACTTTTAGATACTTTTTTATCGAATCTAATTGCACGTCTATCCAAAACGGATTTTCATAGTGTACTGATGTTATGTGTATTGTTCTACTCATATAATTCATTGTATGTTCTTTCCATCCAATACGACACGTGTCTATCGTTCTGTGGAATTGCGTTAAAATGATAAACCCAACCTGCTTCTAAGAATCTCAATTCATCTTTAAACCACGAGTGGTTGGGTATGTGTAATAAATTCTTTCTAAATAAATCTTGTAGGTTATACCCTTCAGATAATTTAGTTACCTCTATATTATTTTTCTGTAACATAAAGTTGACCATTGTTTGGCCAGTACTTGCTTTTATCGTATCTCTGTAATGTTTTATTTCATCACCCCTATTAAGATACAAATCCTTAATCTCATCAAAGAACGGTTTATGTTTTTTGTTTACAATTACAAACCCAGTATTAAAGTAATCATATGGTTTTACTAATGGTTCATTTGGAAACATAGCATCACCCCATCCTTTGATACTACGAGTTGTCCACTCATAACACCCATTATTTATAACCGCTGAATAATTGTGATTGGTTTCTTCAAAGAAGTTAGGGCAGTTGGGATGAACTATTGTATCTGCATCAACAATTAACACTTGGTCATAATCTATATTGTTATGTTCTATGATATCAAACACCCACTCTCTCTGCATTATGATTGGGAATGTATCAGAATTCATAATAGGGTCAGTCCACTCTAAACATATAGCATCGTTCTTAGCACACCATGTCTTCCAACTCTTTACTGAGTAATGATATGGTGTACTTCGTCCGTTGCCTAAATCAACATTCGGTATGAATACTACATTTTTCATATAAGTTCCTTTATACTTTGTATTAAATTAATTGGTTTCAATGTTGCATTATGTTTTTTCATATCATCTAATTTATCCATATCGTAAACACTTTCCAAATCAATCAAACTGATTTGCCAGAAGAAATCATCTTTTATAATGTTAATTGGAACTAAATCATAAAATACTTTATTTCTTTTTTTACAATTTCTTAACACAGTCCTAACAAACCACTTCGGTATTGATTCATAATCACCTTCGTTATCTGATAACATTGTTCCGGCTAATGTGATATATCCAATTATGTTTTTATCATCATCTTCTATTAAATGAGTCATTGAAGGTGCTAATCCGTTTAAGAATCCACTATCCAAAGCATCTCTAAAGTTCTGTAATCTACAATACTCAGGATGAAATACCTTTACATAGTAACCATCACCTGCATAAACTACTCTTCCTTGATTAACACCATTGGCAATCCTATTGTACTTATCCTTTATTAATGTAAGAGATTTTAAATCTAACTCTGTTACATTTATACGAGGTCTGAATGATGGTAATCCCCATTTGTACGTTATCGTATCGAATGGGTATCCTAAATCAGAACCCCTATCAAAGAATCGTTTGATGCCATCCCAATCACGCATCTCTCGTACCGAATTCATATTCTTTCTTGCAAAGTAGAATCGAGGTTCTAAGAACTTATACCCATCTATAGTGATACAGAAATTCTCTAAGATATCATCATCACCATTAGCACCAAAGTAATCAAACTTAGTTTCATTTGCGGGGAAGACATCGATACCTTTTGGAAATGAGATGTTTTGTTTTCTTAATTTAGATGAAATGATTATATCTAAATCATCATTATCTCTAACCCCCATAACTGTTAGAATCGAACTCTGACATAAACAATAATCACCCCTACTGATTCCCATTTCATCTAACTTAGATAAATGTTTGAGTTTGGATGTCGGTGGTTCAATTCTTATTTTATTATCATTTACCCATGCTTTATTAAATATCTTTTCAGTTTCCATATAAAATGGAATATACTTTTCACCTCTAATCAACCTACCAATCATTGCAAACCCACGATGGTAACTGTGTTTCATAAACCCATTATCAAATTCAACCGGATTACTTTGTAGGTACTCTTCAATTTCATCATCACTCATTGGTTTTAATGAATTATAGTACTCTTCTGTGAGTTCATTCCATCCCAAATTGTGGTGATTTTCAACATTATGTCTAAACCCTGCTTTCATACAGTTCCAATACTGCCAGTTCTCTGGTACTAAATTAGTTGGTATTGGGTTGGATTTCCAATACTTAACAATATCTCTCACATACTTCAATTTACCATTAAGATTTAGTATCTGTTTACTGACACCACCATTGGCAACTTCCATATTTAAAAAATAATCTAAACTAATTGGTGAATACATATTTTTATTTAATTATTTATACAAATATACAATATTTTTTTGACTTATCCAAATTAAACTTCCTCAAAATAAGTATCATCTACTTTTACTTCACTTAATATATCGTTCATCCAAAAACACGCTATCAATGGTGTATTACCTATGTTTTTTAGATTATGGGTGTAGTATACGGGTGTATCAAATACAACCCCATCTGCCCCATTAATAGAATAAACCTTTACCTCACTAGCTCCTATCTTTCTCATACTAATTTGTGCAGTACCTTCTAATATACAAAATCTTTCAATACGTTTAGTATGAAAGTGATTTCCTCTAATGTGTTTAGTATCTGGTTTTGTAGTTGAATAAAATATCTGACCTGGTATTTTTGATATTACCAATTCAGATAACTTACCTCTATTATCTTCATTTAACTTTATAGGAAATAATCTACAATCATCATCAATATAAGACCTGAATGTATTGAATAGATTTAAATCAAAACTATAATCAATATATGGTATTTTGTTTTGCTTTAAATACGCGTCTTTCCAATTAGTTAATTTGTTATAAACATATTCCACAGGTACTGTATCGGTATATTCAATTTCATCTCGTTCTCCGTTTATAACTTCTAACAACTGAATACATAAATCCTCAACATAAAGTAGATTTACACTATCTCCGTTATATGTTACATCCTCACCTTTGATTATCTTATCACAAAAAGTTGCAATAAATGAATTATAATTTGGTTTGCAGAATGGGCCGAATATGTTTGGTAGTTTTACTGATTTAAAATCACCACCCCATTCTTTGAACATTTTAATGTTATCACGTCTCCATTTACCATTTAGATTATCTGCATCTTCGTGGATTGATGAGGTGTATATGATTTTTGGTGTATGCCCTAGCTCATCTAACTTATCCAATAAACCGCGTGCTGATTGTCTGTTATCAATGTAGAGTTGGTTTACATCACCTCTGTTGCGTTCTTTCATATGAACGATAACATCACATTGTAATATCTCATCCGTTAGCTCGTTTGGTAATCTAATTACATCAACATCTGTTTTGTAATTTAGATATGCCCATAGGTGATATCCTATAAACCCAACTCCGTTTATACCTACTACCATACTTTATTTCTTTTTAGAAAGTCAGTTGTATCTTTTGTTAGATGTAATCCTGAATTAAATGGTTGGTGGTCGTAACTTTCATTTGTTCTTTCATACCCAATTAGATAATAATCATCAAACTCCTCAGTTCGTTGGAACTCTATCTCACTAATCATATCCTCATGTAGCTTCTCACCATCTTTGATTGGTACTTTGTGAAATTCAACATCACCCTTACCAAGTGATTTTGCGATTGCTTTAGCTAAATCTATAATCTTTAATGATTCTATTTTAGGGATTGCAATCTTACCATGTGAATCTTTATGGAAATACGCCCACTCAATTAAATCAATTGCTTGGTCTAATGTTAGTAGGAATCTAGTCATCCCAAAATCTGTGATTGGTAGTGATTTAACTCCATCTTTTAATTTCTTTGTAAATACCGGTATAATTGAACCTGTAGAATTTAGTACATTACCATACCTAGCCATTACAACTTTTATATCGGATTGTTGTTTTGCGAAGTTAACATATAATTGTTCGGCAATTGCCTTCGACATTCCGTATACATTTACTGGCTTACACGCCTTATCAGTTGATATGAATACTAATGTTTTAATTTTATGATTACATTCTTGTATCGCATCGATTAAGTTCTGATGTCCGATGATATTTGTTTGTACGGATTCGTAACTATTATCTTGACACACCCAAACTGTTTTAACTGCAGCTGTATTAATTACAACTGTTGGCTTAAACTCATACAGATTTCTTACCAACGATGGTTTATCTTTTACATCACCCAAACGATAGGTAACATTTGGATACTTAACGCGCATAGCTTCTTGCTTATGCTCACTACGAGATAGTACCATAATTTCGTTATCATTGTAGTATCTATCGGTTAATGTAGTTCCTAATGCGCCCGTACCACCTATTACTAATATTCTTTCGTTTTTCATATCTCTTCTATTCTTTTTGTTTTATCACAAATTAGTAAATCATATGCTGGTTTTTCACCGACACTCAGAAAGTGGTATTTACATCCCCAGCTTTTTAACTGTGATTTGGTTATGTTAAAATAATCTCTACCACTATACGAACCTCTAGCAGTCCAATATGTGATTTCATTCCCCTCGTCATATAATTTATTAATCTTTTCAATGTTTTGCATCAATGGTGTTGGGTCTTTGTAACCCAATCTTTCACCAAGATGTTCACATATAGTTTCATCTATATCTACAAATATTTTCATACTATAATTTCGTTAAAGTATCTTACCACCGTTATCTCCTTTGGTTCGGGTATATCTAACCGTTTGTTTACAATTATATCCATAAAATTAACACCTGCTAATGTAGTGAAATAAGTCCCACCACCTAATCGTGGATTTACCTCTATGAATTTGGGGTTACCATTCTCATCTTCTTTAAGTTGAATACAGACAGGCCCCTTTAGATTCAAATGTAATGCTAAATCAGTACACAGTTTCTCTATGTTTTCATCTCTGATGATTTTACCTTTTACAGAAATACCTGCCTTTACTTGTAATCGTTCTCTAACAACGCGTGTTAGAACCTTGCCATCTAAATCAGATAATAAATCTACTGTATATTCTTTACCAGGCAGATGTGACTGAAATATGTAATCATTGTATTTTTTATTATTTCGTGCTATATCATGATGTGATTTAAAAACCTCAATACCTCTACTACCACTACCTCTTATCGGCTTTGCTATAATTTTATGGGTTTCTTCAAAATCATTAATATCTGTTGTTGTAAACGGCAACGGAAATTTATCTTTACATTCTTTATAGAATCTATCTTTGTTTTGACATATACTAATAACATCAATATCTGACATAAAAACCACAATCCCTACTGCCTCTAATACTTCTTTGTGATTTGCAAAGTGTATAATATCCATATCACCTGTTGGTAGTATTAAATTTATTCTCTCATCTTCAATAATCTCTGCTACGGTTTCCCAATATGATGGGTCGTCTGTCAATGGTACTATGTAATTTGAATCTGACAGAAATCCGCCTGCAGCTAGTGGGTCTGAGTCAATGGTGACTATCTTGCCTTTAAAATCAATATCTCTTAAAGATTTTATAACACCGATGGCAGCTGGGCCACCTGCACAAGTTAGAAGTATATTTTTCATTAATTCATATAGTTTATTCGTTCTACAAAATTACCACTTTTGAATGGGTCTTTTCTTGGTGTACCATCTAAATGTTTACCATGTAATGGCCCATAATTCTTATTACCTAAAACGTATGTATCTGAGTATTTAGAACACCATAACGTAGTCCCACTTTCATTACCAACGTTTACTTTAGCATTACATCTAAGATACATTTGTTGTCTTAAAGATAATCCCTTTGGTTTTATGTTGATTGTATTTTTTATAAAACTTAGGTTTGTTTCTTCTATTGACACTTCACCATAGTACATCCAAGTTATATCACCATACTCTTTTATTTTATCAACTAGCAATTGTGTATCTGCAGTATTGCCATAAGTTGATGACACACCGACATACCCATATTCGGATAATTTGTTTGTAAATAATTTACCCCAATTTTCTTCATCATCTGAAAAGTATATATCTGGTGTTGTATCTAATAACTCATCATCTTTAAACTGCCAGAATTTTAACATTTGAGTTACTAATGGTATTTCTGACTTATTAATATCATATATTCTGTAGTGGTCGTGGAATATCTCATCAGATGATTCATCTATAAATCCATCCACATACGGATTATTTTGAAATACATCGTAAGATACATTTGATGAATCATATACACCATATCCCCAATTTTTAATCATATCACCAAATATTAATTTCAGCATTTTAGAAGATGGAACATATACTTTACAATTAGGGTATTTCTGTTTTAGTAATCTTGGTATAGATGATATAATACACCAATCGCCGATTCCATGACACGTTCTCATAACGATAAACTCACCATTTTCTAAATACTCATCTGGTATGTACATTGGGGTATGTGTATCCCACCCAACTCGTTTTACATCTCCTGCATGAGATAGTTGATTGTTATTTATTCTATAAAATACCATAATTAGTCTTTCATTATATATTGATTCAACTCAGCTGCAGTATCAACTGCAGTTGATATCTTACCCGAAAATACTGAATATTTACTTGCTGATTCTTTTTCTACAATTGATGGTCTAGCGTCATCAAAGTCTCTATCTTTAAGTACAGTTCTTATAGTGTACATTGAACCAATGTGTTCTACATTATCTATTCCAAAAAAATGTTTTAATGATTCTTTGAATAATGGGAATTTAGTTATTCTTGGGTTTTTTATGACACCCACATTTAGTAGTGGTTTTATCTCATCTGATATGATTGGGTATTTACCAGTATTAGTAGAATGTATAGCGTGAACAACATTACCAACAACATGGTAATCTGTATTTGAGTATGGGTCTATGCAAGTAAATGGGCCATCTAAAACAACAATACCTTTACCTTTATATTTCGATGGTAATTTTACTACTGGCTTTTCACATACTTCAAATTGATATTCTTTTTCAATATCCGATATTTGATTTAGATTTGAGTATGTTGCGTTAACTACATAGTCAAATTCAGATTCATTATTTTTTGTAAAATCACACCCATATATTAGAGTTATATCCGATTTCATCAATTTATTTTTACATAAATCATATAGTTTTAATGGGTCAAACAGCCCCTCATTTACTTTGTATAACTTACTAACGTTTGTCGTTACTAAATCATCAGCAACAACTTTATAGTATAACCCACATTTATCCATAAAGGATTCATACTCAGTAGGTGATACTTTAGAACCCATTGAGGATATTCCATAATATTGCAATGAATCATTTTTTTCACAACCGGAGAAAACGTCTGTAAATGTGTTTGTTCCTTCCTTAGAGGTTAGTGCGGTTTCTATACTACGTGGGTAATGATACCCCCTATGTAATCTATACTGATTTATTGAACTTGCATTTTGAAGTATATTATCGTTCTTTTCAAATAAGGTTACATCTAAATTTTCACTTAGTTTAAGTGCTGATGTAATTCCAAATATACCTGCACCCACAACTGCTACTTTAGGTTTTAGTTTATCTAACCTATCCAATACCTTTTGTGATTGTAATGCTAATGAGTTATTGGCATCAAAATCTACATTGTTATTAAATACGTTATTAAACATAGTATCTAATGGATTTAGATTTGTTCTAAAATCAATTGTATATCCATTTATAGATGCAGTTTTTTCTTTTTGATTATTTGTTCTGTCATACGCAAAATGAACTTTACCTATTGTAAATGATTTTTGATTTACTCTATTATATTCAAACTCAATATCACCACTTAAATCATACCCCATTGATAACGCAATATAGATATCGTGATATGTTAGTGCATTAAATATAGTATCTCCAAATGAACCATACTTATTCCAGTTAAAATAAAGTGTTTCATTAGGAATACGTGGTTGTTGAATTAAATCCCAATATCCTTGTGTAAATCTAAAAACATCATCTATGTAAATTCTTACATTATTATCTTCTGCTAACTCAATGAGTTTCTCTGAATCGGTATATGATAATGTCATTGGTTTTTCAACAAATACATTAACACCCTTTAGTATAAATTCTTTACACAAATCATAATGTGAGTCGATGGGTGTTGCAATAACAACCCAATCGACATCATATGTGATATCCATATCTCTACCAGTAAAAAATACAATATTGTACTTATCTTTTAAAGTATTGTATATTTTTTTACCAAAGTAACCATTACCAATGATTCCTATTTTCATCACAATGTATCGTAGTATGCGTTTTGTTTTTCTTGTCTATCAATTGTTTTTGGATGGTATAATGATAACTCTTCTATTGAAGGTAAATTAGATATAGTATCAAATCCGATTAAAGTTTCATGTACTTTATTCTGCCACTTAATATCAGCTAAGTTTTTGTAAATCCTCCATTGATAATCGGCAAAGTTTACCCATCCATTTTCATTCACGTTCCATCCCCACTTTTTGATATGTTCATCAGTTAAACCTTCTACTGTATTTATTCTTGGAACTAATATAACATCAACCTTATTCTCTTCAAGTATTGCATGAATGTTAAGCATCAATGATTCATTTGGAATTTCATCTGCATCAATCTGAAATATATAATCACCACTACAATGAGTAGTTAGTTTATTTTTCATATTACCAAAGTGTCCATCAAATGGATAATCATACCATTTAAATTCACCACGCTCACTAGCATTCATAAGGTAATCTTTAACCTCATCAGAGCCATTAGTTGAATCAAATAATACAACAACTTCATCATCAGGTTGTTTGGTTTGTAGTAAAAATGTTATTAATCGTTGGATTTCAACGTGTTCATTACAAACTGGTATTGCGTAACTTATTTTCATAATGTTTTATTGTTGATACAAATATACAAAAAAATGTTCTATTAAACAAACATTATTTGGTTTTTTTGTTTTCGTCTTGCTCCTTACGCTCTCGTGCTTCTTCTTCTAACTTTAGTCTACGTTTGTTTCTATCTGAAACCTTATCATACTTACCCCAATCGTAGTTAACTGCTTGGATTGATTTAATATCTAATAGATTAAATGTTCTATAACCCGCCCTCAATTCTTCTTCGTTTTTAATTTCTGTTGTGTAGAAATATTGAGAAGCTTCATTGATTTGAATCTTAGCTAAATCTAATTTTTTAACTTTAGATGATGTTGATACCACCTCATCGTGTCCTTTAGATATTTCATTTAACTTATTAAGTGGAATTGCGTCTAATGATAACCCATGTAACTTACCTTCTGTTGTATTAGGCCACTTTGGCTGAAGAACGAATACTAAATATAGTCCTGTAGATTTATCTTTCTTTTGATACTTTATCTTAACCACCATACCCCTCTCCAACTTATTTTTACTAATTGGAGTAGGGTCTGATGTTTTTCTTAGATGCGCGTTGTAAAATCCCACTATTTAACCTTTTTAAGTTTAGGTAAATTAATCGTAGGAGGCTCAACTTTCTTATTTACTTTTTTTAAGACTGGTAGTTTCAAACCAACAGTCTGTGGTTGTTGTGTAACTTTTATGTTGTTATCATCAAATAGTTCTCCTATTTTTTCAACCATCTTATCAAATGAGAAGTTATCCTTACTATACTTTCGATGTTTACGAGATTTCTCTAAATATGGTTTATAGTTATTTACCATATCTCTCATAACACCACCAGCTTGATTGTAATCAACGGAAAACCATTGCGATTCTGCTAATAGGAATTTATCGGCAGCTGATTTGTGTACATTTTCTAACTGACCATTTAGGACTGTAACGTAATCTGAATTAATAAAATCCATATGACCACTCCACCCACTAACAAGCATTGGTTTACCACTAATAGTCGCTTCCAATAAAGGTCTTCCAAACCCCTCACCTCTAGTAAATGATACATGAGCTTTTACCTTTGGGTGATTATACAATGCGTTCATCTCCCAATCTGTTAAATCTGAATGTAGTAGATATATATTAGGTAATCTATCACCACCTACTTGAGTTCGTATACTCTTAACTAACTTTCTTAACCTATCTCTATCAACCAATGATGTTGAACCTGCTGATGTTTTTAGAATCAATGCAGGTGCTTTTTTCTTATTTTGAAATGCCTGTAGGAATGTATAAATTAAACCGCTTACATTCTTTCTATCTTGACCAAAATCTCCTTTCAACCAATGACCAACGAATAAGAATGAGAAATCTTCTTTGATATCTCTCATAACTTCATCAATCCTATCTTCTGATTCTGCTTTGTCATCGTATACCTCTAAGTCAATCCCTTCAAAAAGAACCTCAATTGGAGTTTCACATTTAAGATTACCTAACAGTTTATCGGTAGCTTTATCTTTCTTTTCAAACACAGTATTCATAATTACTTGTTTTGTAAATTCAGACGATACCAAAACTTTATCCATACGATTGATTCCATCTAAACACTCAGCAGGCATTATAGTTGTTTCAACACCTGCAGTTAAACCTATGTTGTAATCACCTACGGGTTGAAATTCATTTGGTACTGTAATTTGAATCCATATGTTGGGTTTACTATCCATCTTCTGTGTGATGATTCTATCTAGTAAATCCGAATCGTCTTCTTCTTTAAGAGCATCCATCGCAGTACTACCCCATCTTTGAGATAGAATTTTAATATCCCACTCTGGCTTTGATTCAATTAAACCTCTTACGAAATCACGACTACGTGCACCGTACCCACTCCTCGTAGATATTGGACAACTAATTACACATAACTTTTTTATATTTTCCATAATGTTATATCTGTTTTTGGTGAATAATTTTTTAGTGTATTGTCAATTGAATCAATAAATCTCTGACCCATATTCTTTGCACTCATGCCACTTTCTTCTGAATTAATCCAATCAGAACCTTCCAACCCACATTGGGTTCTTCGTTCCGATGGTGTATCATACCATTGTTTGATTGCTTTTCCTGCGTCTTCATATGAACATCTGTCATCAAATATGTAAGGTGTCATAGGAGACCCTTGCAATGACCGATTGGTAGGCCAAATTGGGTTTACCCAACTACCCCAACTAAGATTTTTTGGTAATTTCTTTTTGTCATGTAATGAACCTAATTCAACATATTGTTCTGCGGTAATGTATTTACCATCAATTGTAAAGTTACATTGGTCTTGCATACCACCTGTTACATTAACAATAATTGGTGTTCCTGCTCTGACTGATTCACACGTTGCTAATCCAAATCCTTCGTTTGACGCCATATTAATTGTTACATCTGCAACGTTATAAAGAACATTCAACTCATCGGTTGAGAACTGAGAATCCGTAAATGTAACATCATAGTCAGAACAGACATTTTCAATTACTTCAGGTAAATCAGTACCATTTGGGTCTACTCGTTGAGTATGTAGTAAAAGAACTACATCCCTAGCTGCTTCTGGTGTAAGTGTATCACAAAATTCTTTGTATGCCAATATAACATCACCTGGATTCTTTCTACGAATGTTTCTATTGTTATAAAGAACTACAAATTTCTTTTTATCAATACCTAATTTAGATTTCATATCAATTACTTTCTGATAATCATCAGAGTCGGATAGAATTGGTTTAAACTTCTCAGATACACCATGTGGTACATATGTTATCTGCCAATCTTTCATAGGCATCCCATACTTCTCCATCACTCGTTTGTTGATACCATATGTTTGTTTTGAAATACCCATTAGTAAATCACAACTACCATAGAATGGTGCGTTCCATTGTGGGTCTGGTAAATCATCCCAGATATTTAAGTACATAATCGGGATGTGTCTACGGATTTCGTCTTCCATAGCGTATAACCAATCCCAAAAGCGTGGGTCGGTGAAATGTAGAATAGCATCTGGATTTTCAGTTGTAATCAGTTGTCTGATTAAATCTTGATTACCATAACCACTTTGAGGAATAATACGAACACTCGCATTATCAATACCTGCCTCTTCATTTACAGAATCTGAAACATCAAATAACTTACCTTCGTCTGGGTGTTTAACTGCAGCACCTACTTGTAACCAATCATATTTATGTGCAGTATGGAGTACTATCTCCTTAGACATTGTGGCAATACCACTATGTAACCTCATATCATCTGATAATAGAAGTATCAGAGGCTTCTTTTTTGTTTTACTCATAACTTGTTTTCTCTTTAGAATAAATATTATAATTAATTTATATAATTCACTTTTTTGTTAAATCTACCTAACAATTTTTCAAAATATTTCTGCTCCGTTGGCTTTATACCACCGAAATAGATAATCTTATCAGAGTGTTTTACAATACAATCATATTGATGTAATCTCTGAGTTGGGTGGTATGGTTTGTCGTAGTAATCATTACTCATTCCACTATATAAATTTCTATTAGTATGTGCGGGGTTGTATTCGGTATATCTAAACCCAAATTCTAATGCGTATTTCCTAACCCACTTCTCACATCCATCTTTATTACCTCGTGTAATAATGTTAACATCAGTACCTAACTTTTGTTTGATATTAAATAAAAAATCTCTAACGGCTCTAACACTATCGTATTTTGGTGAACCTATAATCGCGATATTCATATTATTATCAATTCCATTGGATATTCGTCTGTATGATACTTTAGTTATATTTGAATTACTTTTGAAATTTTTCACGTAACTTTTCATCTACTATAACTTGTTTTAATATTTTAATATAATTTGGGGCCTCTGCGTAACTATTTGATAGATAGTTAAAATACTCATCTTCAGTTCTAATAGCACCCAAGTATCTACATTGATAAAATGCATAATCATAGACCGACTCTTCCCAATCCTCATAATAAGCATGACCATACTGAGTGCCCCTCGCAGTATGTACTCTGACATATGCTTCCTTCATACCAAATAAATTGTGATTTTCTAAGAATATCTTAGAAGTCCAATGACCCGTTTCAACAATCGATTGTGCTAGAACGATATGTGGGAATTTAACATTTAATTGTTTCAACATATGAATCAATGTGTCTGAACTAAACTCAGTATTATTTTCATTTATAACGACCATACGTTCTTCGGGTGTTATTGTCTCAATAACCTCTCGTCTGTCTGAATTATGAGTTAATATGAAAGTACTTAAAATTAAAAAAGCAGTGTACCCCAAAATCCCAATGACAACTTTGTGAGTAACATTTGTAAAATCTAACTTTTGTTTTGAATAATAATATAACATATATAATAATTTTAATTAAACTTTGTGCCTATTTCCTTTTGGACACGCTTCTTCATCATTTTTGAATGGACACCATTTGCAATTTTTTCCGTTCTTACCTGCCATCGCAGGGAACTCAGAATCCCTTCTGTGACTACCATCCTCATTGAACGAATTTCTAACAAAATCCTCAAAACTCTTAGTAATCTTATTTAGTGTCGGTTTACCGTTTGCGGGTTCGAATGTTTGAACTCTCTTCTGAGCAAACATCATACCTTCAGTTAACTTACGTTTTACGATAAAATACTTTGTACTGATTCTATCTAATGGATATCCGAATTGTTCTGATAAGAACTTCTTATACAACACCAATTGTGCTGTTTTAGTTTTATCAGCTTTCTGCCATTTGTTCCAACCCATCGTAGATGTTTTGATATCCCAAATCTGTAGTTTGTTTTCGTAGGTATCTTCAAATACTAAATCTAAGAACCCCCTCATATATACATTATGAGATTCCATTGCTTTTTGGTATATTGGTAATTCAATAGCTACTAAGTTCATATGACGAGTATTGAAATAATCAACTCTATTCTTAGTAACTTCATTAAGTATAGCAATACCATCTTCTAAGAACTCTTCCATCTGAGATGCGTTACTGAATTCTACTCCAGTTTCTTCTCTCATCTTTTTGTATTCAACTAACATACATTCGTATAACATCTTACCTAAATCGATTTTAGATGCATCCTCAATTGACTTGTTGTACAATGTATCTAACCAACTTTGTAAGGTTTCGTGCATTGCAGTACCAAATACCAAATGGATTGATGGGTCGAATGAACGATTACCATCCATATAATTCAACTTCCATTGATGTGGGCAATTCGCATACATTGTGTATTGGGAGTATGATACCTTAACATCGCCCTCTTTAGGCTCTTTCACCCCAAAGGTAAATATATTACTTATCTTTGATTCTTTCATAGTGTAAATATACAAATTATTATTGGAACTACCAAACTTTTAGTAATTTAAATCCTCCCAACCATCAGCTGCTCCATATGGTATAGTTCTATACTCACTCTCTACATACTCATCAGGCCAAATTGAATATTGTTCATTTGGGAACATCTCTTCCAACTCAGCGATAAGCTCAGCGGCTTCTGTGTGGTTAAGTTGTGTTGTGTGTTCCTCAGGATAATTTGTTTCGTTCATTACTTTGTATAATTCTGTCATAGTTTTATTTGTTTAAGTATTTCTTAACTTTCTTACTATGTAAATATACAAAAAAAGCCTGGTATTACCAAGCTTTTAATGTTACCAAATTGTTAAGTTATCAACAATGATATTCTGAATCTAATTGTGTTTGATGTATCCCAGCCTATTCTATAGTATAATTTATTAATCTTTACATCAACTGCAATTGCAGTATTCATACTTTCTTTATGGTTAAATTCATGCTGAACCCATAATTTGAATTTACTGAAATTATATATTAATCTTGGTTCTAATGTTGGAACTTCTGATTCTATCTTATAATGTAGAGGAATACTCAATACCCATTTAGATGAGTCAAGAATTGAGAAGTTGTGTCTGTAAGTTACTCGATTTTCTTTTAAATCAAATCGATGTCTTAATTCTAATGAATTTCCAAATACTTTTTGACTAACCGTAAGATATGAACGTTCATTTGTTCTTATCTCATACCCTACTTTTTGAGCCTTTGAAGTAAATTGTAGTAATACTAATAGTAATATTAAATATTTCATAATTATTTTAGAAAGTAATGTATTATTAATACAATACCAACGGATACCATCAACCCAATTAACAATTTAAAGAAATCTTGCAACAGCATAGGAAATATACCTTTCTTACCTTTCCCATCTGCTAAGAATGTGTTAAGTGCTAATTCTCTACCACTTAATAACCCAACAAACACCCAAGTTGTACTCATTGGTATATCATTCCATTCTTTAAAGAATAATAGTAAGAATGCGTACCCCAAGTCAATTAGTGTTGCAGAGCGTATATATTTGGTGTTCTTTTTAGATACAATTATTTCTTGAATCTTCCCACCATTTGTATAGAATATCCAACCCAATGATAAAGTAAAAAACCCCATTACCCCAACTAGTAACATTGGTGATAATTCTCTTGGTAAAAATACTGATATGTTTGCTACATCATGTGATAACCATGTAAACCATAAAAATGATGTTGAGAACCATTGTGCAACTCTCCAATATGTTTTGTGGGATTCCGTTACATCTTCGGATTCATCTACAAACTTAGAAAGTAACCACCATATCCCATAAGATGCACCACCTGCGATGATGTATCCTACTATACTCTTAACCAACATTTTTTCTAATATGAATGATGATGCAAATGCTGATAAAACTAAGAATGATGTTGATACGGGTATACCCTTTCTAGTTAGTAAAATTAATACTAATGGTGCTAATGTATGATACCATTGAACTTCTACAAATGGTATTTTATTTAATCTACCAAATGAAATATCACCACCCGATGAATACCACCCCCACCAAAGAGTTAGAATCATAACCGATGATGCAAACGCCCATAACGTATACCATTTAAATTTATTTTTATTTGAACCAATCCACGTTCCTAATGTTTGAACTGAATCGTTTGCCATTACTGAGTAACCTGCAAACAAAAAACCTAAAACTGCTAATATTGACATAATTTTATAACTTTTTTTTATTAATATATTTGATATTCTGAATCTAACTGTGTTGACCAACGGAGACTAACTCATATCTACAATTACTATCCGAATTTGAATTTAGTATTATAACTATTTGAGAAGCCTGTTCAAATGTATCAAATTCTAATACACTCCCTAAACTATCGTTTAGTAGTACAGAGTAATCTTTTTCAACTGATGTTTTTCTTATTTGGTATGTTGACTTTGTATTTCCCATTATTTACCCCACTTACCATTTTGAACAATTTGGGCTATGATTCCATATACCGATAAGTCTTGGAATGTATCTTGAATTGACTCACCTACTTCATCGGGTTCACCGAATACAACTAATTGTTTGATTCTTTGTATTTTATCGTTCAATCTGAAGAATAATCCCGTTAATGATAAACGAACGTCATCACTACTACTTAAATCAGTACCTACTGATATGTTACCCGGCCCATAGTTTCTTTGCTTTTTGCAAAAAGTTTTATATTGGTCTTGCATAATACGTTTGTATTCATCCATCATTTCAGGATACAATCTCTCACAATACTCAATAGCACCTTCTTCCGATACACCACTCTTAGCTTTCGCTATAGTACGTTCACCATTATGAACTACTTTTGATTTTGCTTCTCGTATGTTATCCATTTAATTGTTTTTTAGATTTTACACTTTTTGGTTCTACGACTGGTGGTGTTGGTGGCGCTGGTGTAAAATACCGTTCCAATGCTGACAATCTATCATCTGCATCAACTAACATTCTCAATGCGTCTTCGGCATTATTATAAAAATCTGTTGTTGAGTGGTCTCCAATCCCCACTGCTTTAGATTCTAATAAATCCAACGAAAGGAGTGCTTTCGCTTTATCTGCAATTGCAGATGTTCTTAACATTTCTTTTAATCTACTCATTTTAATAGGTTTTTAGCTTCTTTATCTGTTAATCCATATTTCATTAATATATCCAAAACTTCTTGCTTTGGAAGTATTTCCAAATAATCTTGTACCTCTCTATAAGAAACACCATACCACTTTGATAGGTATTGTAAAAGTTCTTTGTTATACTTACCCTCTTTCTTACCTTTAACATACTTATCGAATGTTTTTTTCTTTGGTAAGAAATCTAAGTACAACTTATAAACTTCTTTAGGTGATAATAACCCAATGGTGTATTTCTGAAGAATATTGATTATTGGCAGTAAGTCTAAGTTCATACTCAACCACCTATTGATAATAAAGGGGCTGAATGATTTCTTGTCCATATCTGTTAAAGATTCCCAAGATGTTTTCTTTTCCTTTATACCCGAAAGGTGGTCGAATATTGACTTAGCTTTTTTAGCTACAGTTTTATCAGTAGCTGCCATTAATCCAACAATTCTTTAGGTAAAAACTTCTCTGATACGTGACCACATTCAGCACATCTTACTACCGGAATCGGTAACATAGATTTCTGTCCGTTTGGTGATTGTACTGCTGGAACTTCTTTAAACATTGTTACTTCTTCCCAAAAGATAGAATCACAGTTCTCACAATGTACCGTTGGTAACTTTGTGGGGTCTAACTTCATCTGTGGTGCTTTGGGTTGGTTCTGATTACCACCCATACCAATTACCTTTCCTTTACCCATAATTACTTACTTTCGTTTACTGATTCTTTTCTGTAATCGGTTACTAACTTTTTTAACTCACCAATAGCTTTTCTTGCTCTTCCTTTAGCAGCTTTAGTTGTACCATTGTGTTCTGTTTCGAATTCTACAAATAAATCTTTAATTTGTTCGAATAGTTCATTTGAATTTGCCATAATTTTACTTTGTTTTTAATTAATTATTGTTTGTTGTTGTAAATATACGAATTAGTTTTCATATATCCTAATTTATTTAACCTTTAATAGTCATAAGTATCTCTAATACCATTGCCATAGTATTAATCTCCTTATCCACTACTGATGAATCCTTATACTGTGATTCTGCAATTGTTAAAATCACATTACCTGCTTTACCACTTGCATATTCATCTACATTATCATATAAGAATCTGTAGAATGGTGTGAAATCTCTTACCTTAGAGTCTGCGATGATTTTTCTAATCGATGCGAAAGACTCTTTTAGATTGCTGTTAGATTTTAGAACCACTAACACCTCATCTGCATAGTTTGCTTGAATCGTTGATGTTTTATCAATCTTCAACTCACCCTTAATAATCTGTCTTTGTGCTGCATTTAGAACTCTACGGATATCTGGATAACCACTATTCACTAATACTGCTAAATCACTCATTTCGTATTTAACTTCTTCAGCATCTAAGATATCCTTTAATCTTACAGCAACCTCTTTCTTAGATGGTGGTGTAATTCCAAATGTCTGACATCTACTTTGGATAGGGTCAATCACTTTCTCTACATAGTTACACGTTAGAATGAAACGAGTAGTATTTGAAAATGTTTCCATCAAATTACGAAGTGCAGCTTGGGCGTTTGGTGTTAAGTAATCTGATTCATCTAGTATAATGATTTTCCACTTACGGAAACCCATAGAAGATGCAAACCCTCTAATCTTATCTCTTACGGTATCAACATTATTTTCATCAGATGCATTGATATACATCACATCACAATCAATTTGATTAGTGATGATTTTAGCAAGTGTTGTTTTGCCAGTACCCGCTTGTCCATATAAGAGTAGATGTGGTACATCTTCATTCTCTATATAGATTTTTACTTTTTCAATAATATGTTCATTACCGACATATCCTTCTAAAGTATCTGGACGATACTTCTCTACGAATAGAGTATTTTCTGTGTTATTCATTATCTTTTATTTTATTTTTTATGAAATACAAATATAGGTTCGTATTTGTACCATGTACCGCCTATCTGAACCATATTCTTAATACTACTTTCCATAGACTCGCGTTTATTTACGTTAGCACCAATCATAGCAGCCATACACATTTTTAATTTACCTTTGTATTCAGCACCCAACTCTTTTAAAATCTCAATTGAATCCCCCTCTAAATCAAAATAAGTATCTTTATTGATTTTAATTGACGCAATATTCCATAGAATATATCTATCACTCTTTGAATACTCATAAATGGTAGTAAGAGTTGGTTTTAAGAAATTATCTCTCCAATCATCATACTGAGAGTACGCAACAAATGATTGATTCTCATCTTGTGAATATTGCTCTCTATTAAAGTAAGGAGGTGATGTGAATGACAAATCTAACTTACCCTTATACTTTTGAAAATCAGGATTATTATGAATTAACTCAGAACCATCTTGAAATAGTTCAAATGTATTTGCATTAGATTTTACTTCAAAGAAGTTTGTTAGTGTATCTGAGTGAGTATCTATACAATTTTTATTGTAGTAATCTGCCATATACTCATAACGAGAAATACCTAATTCAGGAATAAAATTATCTGGATTTGGGTCAGTTCCTATGTAATGGGTTTTCTTTCTACTACTCATTGCACCGGCGATTCTCCCACCCCATCCTGCTGATGAGTCATAGATATGTAATGGTTCGGTGGTATCTATATGTGATGTGTAGTTTTCATAAATCCACTTTGCAGTTAATGCCGGGAAGTTTACCGCAGGTTGACCTAATCCCAATCTGAATGCTTGAACTATTCGTGGGAATATACCATCGGTTATGTTATACCATCTAATATTATACAGATACTTTACTACTTTACCATTCTTCTGACTTCTAGAATCTTCAATATCTCCAAGATTTGAAATCTGCCTTTGGTTTAGATAACCATCATCTACTAACTGATTTACTTGTTTAGAGTCTAAAAAGAAAATAGTACCATAAGTACATTTATCTTCATCTAATTGACCATACTTTCGAATTGCAGGTGCAGTTGTTTTTGTAAGAACTATATCAAACTCAGACCACTTACCTGTAAATATCTTACCATCATGCACATCTTTTACGAAGTCAACTGGTGTCTGTCCGTTCCAAAATTCGTTTTCTTCTCTTTTGGATGTTAGTGAGCGACTCCATGCGTACATAGAATCTCTCTTAACAGCTCGCCTCATTACTTTTACAAATGCATCTTCTAAATTATCATCAGCAAAGTAATCGTAAATAGATAGACCCCCATCTGCAGATTCTCCATTAGAAATTCTAGTTTTCAACATCGTAGGAAAAAACTGATTTACTACACTTTGGTCTTTATTAAAGTTTTTTAATATACCCAATGATTCTTCATCGGAGTTATCATCAATAAAGAAGTCACACTCATGACTTTTTAGTTTACCAAAATGTCTAATGATACCTTCTTCAGTTTTTCCTTTAACTGGTGGTTGTCCCACCCCATCCCATGCATCAGTTACTTCCTTACGCAGTAATCTTGCCCAATCCGCAAACTCATCATCAGTTTTCTCTAATAACTGATGATAAGTTGTATTGGATTTGTATTCTGAGAATTTACTTTGTTCGTAAAAATAATTCATTATGCGTGTACCTCTACTAAGAAATATTCAGATGTATAATTATCAACATTAAAGTTTAGATTCGCCAATCCTTGTGTTGATATTTTCATTGATGCTGACTTTGCATCTTTGTTTGCGTTTAGTATTTCTTTTAAGAAATCTGCTGAGAATGATATACCTTCTACATCCTTTTCACATTTACAGTTTACATCAATAGAAATTCTGTTAGTATTGGTTTTAGAGTAACCAATAATCATCTTACCATTACCATCTTTACATTGAAATGTAAAATTCTTTTCATCAGAAAGAGCACTTTTTGCTTTGTTAAATCTATCTACAAATGTAGAATCAATATCAACCTCAACATCAAATGGTGGTAGTTGTTTTAAATCTGGAACTACAGGTATAACTGAAAGGTCTGCCAACATATAAGTTGCAGATGTTCCTTTATCGTTCAAATCTAATGCAGTAACCTTCCCCTCATATTTAGATGGTGTGATATCCACATCGTTTGATAATACCGATAGCATTTTTGTGAGTTTTGTGGTATCATAAATACCATAATCACCATCTTCAAACTGAAAGTCAGTCATACTAACATTTCCTAAAACAGACTTATCATCTGATATAAATTGTGTGGTTAATGTATCACCTTTAACATTCCACTTCGTTGATTCGATTAATCCAGATAGATTATACTTCTGAATGAATCTGTTTACACTTACTTTTTTCATAAAACTTACTTATTATTAATTATTATTTACACAAATATACAAAAAGTTTTTCAATTATCCTAATTAAAATTCAAAAAACTTTGATGCCGTTTTTAAATTGGGAGACGGCTTTTCCCATTTCATTGCCGAATAGAAATCATCTAATTTGTTTTCTAACTCTTTTTGCCAGATTAACTCATAGTCAATATACTCTTCTACTAAATCTAATATTTCTTTTGGGTCGTTATAACCAGTCAACCCAACTGTACTCAAACCTAATGGGTTATTTTTTAGATACACCCACTTAATCTTATCCCCATCTTTCATCGGTTCGTATTTGTAAGCACAATTGTAATACTTTAATAACTGATTGTATGTAATAGCTGCTTTAACATGAGCAGGTGTACCTTTCATAAACTCACCAATTGCCTGTTTCTTAAATGTATACTTACTCATACCTTTAACTGCTGAGTTCTTAGCAATGTCGATAAAGTTTGTGGTTTCCATCTCAGCTCTCTTAGTTAAGATGTACTCATCGATTAAGTTTTTATTCTCATCTTTTAGAATATCCATCAATACAGTAGACATCACCTCTTTAAAATATGTTGGGAATGATGAACGTTTTACATCTAACCCCTTTACATCCAACTTATCACAATCAACTGTATTATCATTGATAATCCATTGTGCATATCGTTTCTTAGATACCCAAAAACCACCCTTTGCGATTGTTTCTTGCTTAATATCAAATCTATGTGAATGAATATTAAACAACTTCAGAGCCATAGTATCATACACCTTATTAATATGTGCTTCTACTTCTTGTGCCACTTCCAAAATAGCAGGTATCATTTGTGAATCATCATTCTCATCAATTTCAGGATTACGAGCTTTTACTAATGGTGCTGCCTGATAAAACACAGAATCCGTATCAACATAAATGTTGTAGTCCTTATCTTCACCTGTGATTTTACTATAATAGCTGTTTGCAATCATCTCAGTAGTTTTAATTACAGTCTGACCCGTAAGTGTCACTGCTTCTGCGTTTGCAACGTCATAGAATCTGAATGATGGTAATCCCAATACTCCATAAAGGGAGTTCAACATAATCTTTTGTACCAATTGTCTTTGAGCAAAGAATTTATACTTCTCATCATCACCTGCCTTACCAAACTTTTTCATTTGGTCTTTGTACTCTACCCTCTTATCAAACCAAACATTAAGAATCTCAGGTATAATACCAACTTTATCTTGCTTATACAATACACCATTAGAAGCTATTGATAAATCCATTTTCTTAGTGAAGTCTTCAAACTTTTCTTTATCCATCGCTGGGTACGACTTCCCATTATCATCTACAATAACATAAGAATCCATTTTGGATTTCATATGGGCTTCAGATGTGTAATCAGTTACCATACCAACCTTAGTTTCGGGTGATATATTTATACTCATAATAATTGATGGGTATAGTGATGTTAAATCTAAATCATAAACCCATTTGTAAAGACCAGGTATGGGTTGTTTGACATATGCACCTGCAAACTGTTCTTCTGAATCCGTTCCATCATCATTCTTTTCTTTTCGGCGTGGTTTATTTGGTGCTACTCTACCATTTCTTCTTAGGAATGTTAGTATTGCACCCTCTAACCATTTAGATGAGAATAAAAAATCTTCATAGAATACGTGACCTGCGTGACATATCGCTCTAGCTAAATCAATGAACTGAAGTTTCTTATCCATATCAACTACCAACTCAACATCCACCAAGTTATATTCAATGAACTTTTCAATATCATCTCTAAATAATTGGTCTAAGTTTCCCTCATACTCAATCTTACCTCTACCCAATTCTTTTTGAGCAACCGTATCCAATCGGTAGTTGGGGAGTTGTGTATATGTAAAGTTCTTATAAAGTGCAATGTAGTCTAATGCGGATACTCCTGCGATTAGATATCTCTTACGATATTTGTTCCAATGAACTTTTTGTATGGGTGATAATCTATTTGCGTGTTTAGTACCTAATACTCTTTTCAATCTGTTGTAAAGATAAGTAACATCGAAGAAATCAATATTCCAACCAGTTATAATGGTTGGTGAAATCTCTTCCCATGCATTTACAAATGCTACCAACATATCCTCTTCGGTTCTAAATGACCGAACCTTTGCTCCTTTGATAGTTTTACTTATCTCATCACCATCAATAACAACATATACAACGTAATCATTAGTTGCTGAATCGTGGAATGCAACGGAGGTCATTGCGTTCTTTGCTTCTTGAATGTCTGGTAGACCAGAATTCATCTCTACCTCAATGTCAAATGTTAATGTAACGTGACCATCTGATACTTCATCAGAGTCACCATAGTTATCAATTAGAAACCTAGTAACCTCATTTACATCAGATTCATATAGTTTTAGATTATCTTCTTTATTCCAAAAGTTAATCTTTTTTAACCTTTCACCATATATTGATTCATATGAACCATTACCATCCTTTACATAAGCGTAATTTCTGTATTTGGATGTGTAGTATCCTTTCTTAGAATCCCAACAATGGATGATGCCTTCATTCTTCTCATAGTATATATTTTGATAACTCATCTATAACTTTTTATTTTAACAAATATACAAAAACTATTTCGTATTTCCTAAACAATTCTTACTTCTTTTATTTTATTACCAATATGATTTTATTACCTTCTTAGGCTCTACTACCCTTTTGGGTATTTCTGTAATTTGATTTTCAAAGTCTAAGTTAGGTTTTATACTTCGCAACCATACCGAATCTGAATAATTTGAGTTAGGGGTATCTTTACTTTCTTTCTTAGTTGTACGTTCCTTTAACATCTCAGGCCGATTTACTCTTACCCA